ACGTTCCCATGTGGTGGCGCCCCTTGAAGGTCAGGACAGACAAGACCCACCCGAACAATCGTCGAACGTTTTATAGAACTTTAGTGAACATAAAGGAGGACATACAAATGTCTGAGTTTAATATTATATAGGATGAACCGAATTGCTATTGATATCGATGAAGTCCTCGTACCTCTCCTAGACCCCCTCGCACGCTTTCATAGACGAAAGTTACCACAGCACGTCAACCACCCGTACGTGTTTCGAGAACTCTTTAAATGCAGTGAAGCTGAATCACAAAAGATGATTCAAGAGTTTTATGATTCACGAGAATTTTCAGAACTTCGACCGATGAAGGATTCCCAGTACGTCCTCTCGAGACTGTCGAAGAAAAATACCATCTACGCCGTCACGGGTAGACAGGATTGTGTTCGACGGAAGACGGAGGTGTGGTTGAACATGCACTACCCAGGAATATTTCACGACCTCGTTCTGACCAACAGCTACACGCGCCATGAAATATCCAAGTCGTCCGTGTGTCGAGCACTCAACTTGAAACTCATCATCGATGATAACTACGACATATGTAAGGATTGTTTTAAAAATGGGGTGAGTGCGATAAACTTCGTGGGCGACCCGGTGTATCCGTGGTGTAAGGAAACTGACATGAGCATTAAATCATGGGACGAGTTGATAATTCGATAAATGCACTTTGACCGCATTTCCGTCTACTTCTAATTTCATGCACACACTATGAGTTCTCTTCTCCGCCCACCACACTTGAATCTCGGGATTACGTGTCAACGTATCTATCCATGTCTTGTACGAGGGTTGCCTGAACCACTCGGACAGGACGAGAACATAGCACCAGTCCTTGACGTGTGGATACGCCTGTTTGTACAACTCCAACTTTGTCGGCGAGTTTAGAATTTTTTCATCCACGCTACCCGACCCACCTTGATATTTACACTCTATGATCATGACCCAATCGTCTTTGATGTACGCACCGTCGGGATGGAACAGACGCATGTTCGGGTCCACCGGTTTCATGTGTTTCGCAAAGTCGCGCTGTTTCAAGAACCAATACCCATCGATTTCTCCACCTTGACCCTTGACGTACACGTTGGGGTACACGCACCGTTCAAACGCTAAACCATTCCTATTCGTCTGTGCACCCCCGGCCCCGGTCCCCCGGTTTGCAGACGACGAGGACTTCTGTCGTTGTTGCATCTGGTCGCTTGCTATGTATGGCGCGACGAGCCTTGATGTACAATATCTGGAAATCTTTAAAAAACTCTGTGACACATGGAACATTCGCGTTACTCATGACGAATATTGTTTTGGAGAGTGCTTTAAATAAGAGGTCCTGGTCAAATGCACTCCTCGTGTAGTCCTTAAAGGACGTCTTCGTTTCCCGCGCGTACGGTGGGTCGGCGTACACGAAATCGCGAGGACCCTGCACGTGTGTCAGGGCTTCGTGAAAGTCGCACGTCGTGAACTCGACATTCTCGATGAGACCCTGCACCGCTCGCAATTCATCAAGCGTCGGCGGCTTTGGCGTCGTGGTGTAGTGTCCATAGGGGACGTTGAATCCATCGGGGCCCTCTCGGTAGAGACCACGGAAACACGTCTTGTTCAGGAACACGAAGAGCGCACACTTTTCCGTGCACGATGGGAGTTCTCTGAACCGCAGTCTCTGGTCGTAGTAAAACACTTTCTTCTGCTCGGGACTCCTCGCGTCGTATGCACTAAAAAGTTCGTCGATGGCGCGGTGTAAGACCTCGGGGTCGTCTTGCACGTGTTTGTACAGGGCTATGAGATGGGGGTTGGCGTCACTGGCTCTCACCCGTCGCACGCGTATGTCCGGACTCGAGAGCACCGCGAGCAGGACGCTGCCGCCGCCGACGAAGGGTTCGTGATAGGTGTCGATGTCTCTCGGGAACTCCGCGAGGACTTGGTCGATGATTTGTGTCTTTCCACCCACCCATTTGAGGAACGGTTTCATGCCTACGTATCTATAAACATTGAAACTTTATATGTGTCATTCTAATATACAGGGAAATTATGTCTGATTTCCCAGAAATCGTCAGTATCATTCAGGAGTGCGATATCCGAATCTTCGAAGAGGGGTGCACGAACACCATTGACATCATAAGTAAATTTTTAGAAAATAACGACGATAACTCCGCCTTTTACATTGTCAACGTGAAGAAAATTATTCAACAATATGAACAGTGGGTCGAACACCTCCCTCGTGTGAAACCATTTTACGCGGTGAAGTGCAACCCAAACCCTGTCATCACTAAAATTCTCTCAAAGTTTGACATTGGTTTCGATTGTGCGAGTAAGAATGAAATCAGTCAGGTCATCAATCACGACGTGGACCCGTCGAACATCATTTACGCCAACCCATGCAAGGCGAGTGGTCAGATTAAGTTTGCGCGTTCCGAGGACGTGGACCTCATGACCTTTGACGACGTCCATGAGTTGTACAAGATAAAGCTGTATCACCCACACGCCAAACTCGTGCTTCGCATCAAGACGGATGATTCCAAGTCCATGTGTCGTTTCAATTGTAAATTCGGCGCCGACCCACAGGACATTAAAAACATTTTACAAACGGCGAAAATTCTCGAACTCTGCGTGACTGGCATCTCTTTCCACGTGGGCAGCAATTGCAACGACGCCGAGACCTACTACACCGCGCTCAAAGACGTTCGAAATGCATTCGACGTCGCTAAAGAGGTTGGATACACCATGAACCTCGTGGACATTGGTGGTGGATTTCCAGGGTTCGACTCGAGCGATGGCGTCAATTTTAAAGACATTGCAAAGGAAATAAACAGGGGCATCGATGATTTCTTTTCCAATGAGGAGGAGGATGTGAAAATAATCGCAGAGCCAGGGAGATATTTCGTGTGTTCCTCGCACACGCTCGTCACGAACATTATTGGAAAAAAGAAAAATGGGGACAAGTTCATCTATTACCTCAACGATGGCATCTACGGTTCATTCAATTGCGTGTATTTTGACCACGCAAAGCCGAACATACAACCGTATAACGAAAGAGATGGCACGTTGTATGATTCAGTGGTTTTTGGTCCCACGTGTGACAGCATCGACGTCATCTCTGAAAACAGTCGCCTTCCAGACCTCGCCATCGGGGAGTGGATGTACGTGGAAAACTTTGGTGCCTACACCATCGCCGCGGCGAGCACGTTTAATGGGTTTCAACAGACGCGATGTGTCTATTGTTTCGTGTAGATGAGAAAATAGAACCCCCCCTCTCGTGGCAGATTGACCGCCTGGACGAAGTCGTCATTCTTATAGTACCACTGGTCTTTGTGTCGCGTGAACGCGACGTAGTGTCCATCACACTGCACCCCCACGTGCGCGGCGACCGCGAGGAGGCGATACTTCAACTCACCCATGTCTATGTATTCCACGAGACTGATGAAACTCTTCTTGTCGAAACTCACCATGAACACGTGCGGCAGTGCGGTCAACACGTTCCGCGTGGTCGCCACGTGGTGGGTCTTCCCATCGTCGTCGACGTAGTCCACCAAGGTGTTCCATTGCAAGCTCTCTTTGAACATCGTCTCGAAGTCTTTACCATCCATGGAACACACGAGGTGGACGCTGAAATCCTCCTCGTGCGTTTTCTTTCCACCAGGGTAGACGGTCTCTTGTGTCTTCTTTCCATAGAACAGGGATTTCACCTCCGGGATGGACCGCTCGAGGATGTCTATGATGCACAGGATAGTCTCCTGGACGTCGTGTTGTTGACCCAACGTGAACCGTGGAAACTGATGTTGAAACATCACGAGAATCGAACGCACGTCGAAGGGCTCGTTTCCAGTGGACCAAAACCGATGGACGAGGTCGGTGTACGCTCGAGTGAATTCACACGAACCAGTGTATCCATGGCGCATGAAATGGTTGGATAAAGGTGGAATTTGTAATAAACATTGGAGCGAGGTGTTGAAATAACATGTGTTCCCGATATTACGAAAACCTCGCATAGTTTATTAAAGACACCAAGCTTTTATATTACGAAACAAAGGATGAACATTCAGAAGATTGTCGATAAGACCCTACCCGTCTTCGAGAGACACAGCGACCAGGAACACATCGAAGTCGAGATTCGTCTGGGGAAGTTTAACGGCGCATTCTTCGACACGAATGTTGGGAAAAGTGCGTTCGATACCATACTGAAAAGTTTACAGCAGTACGATGGGTGGGAAGAGGTGCGCACGACGGCGTGCGACGTCTTCTATCACGACGCCGCGGGAATTCGATTGTCAGTGGACGAGCACACGGGGGACCAGACGATGGTGAAAAAGCAAAAGGTGTACCACGAGGATTTTCAAGAATTTTCCGCACCCCTGGACGTGCGGTTCAGCATCGCGAAGGAAGTGCCAGTCACGGGCGAGTACGAGATGGACCGCAAGCGCACGAAGCACAGACAGAGCTTCGTGCGAAAGAATTTATCCATAGACATGACGATATCGAGTGGTGATGCGGTCGACAAGGACGCGGAGGACCCGAATCACTACCAGATAGAAATGGAAATAGTGGACCCAGCAAAGGTGGGGTGTCAAGAGGAGTTTTTCAATATTTTGTGGAAAATCAATGATCTGTTTAAGATTCTACCTCCTTAAGTCTAGCGTTTTAATTACGATTAAGCTTTTTCTTTCGTTTCATGTTTTCGTGCTTTTTCACAATGTTCGCAACCTTCTCGAGGTTGTTCTTCTTGTTTTCGTACACTTTCTTGTTGAAATTGTTGATGGCGTCGTTCTCCTTCTTCAACATCGCTTTGTTTTCTGCGACGACTTTTTCGACCGTGTCGCCTTTCTTCATGCCCATCGCTTTCATCGCCCTTTGCACAAATGCTGGAGTTTTCATTATACTCCCAACACAGAAAAAAATATCACGACTATAGTAAAGATAATGCTCTTCTATGTCTTCGCGCTCCTAGTGTTCTATCTGAGCATGACTGCAAAGAAGGAAACCTTGCCACACACGCCATCGCATCTCGTGTACGAGCGCATGGTGGACAGCGGCGACGACGCGCACTTGTTTCTTGAGATGGAGACCGCGCTCATCGAGGCCGACTCCGTGGGACGTGCGTTGGAAATTTCCCTCGAAATCAAAGACCGCTTCCCTGACTACGACTTTGGTTATCACACGGAGATGATTAAAGCAACTTCGCGCGGCGTGCACGGAGTTGTTCCATAGTCAATTTGTTCATCATTGGGTCGTCCCAAAGTTGAATGTATCGAAGCAATTCCTTCTTCAACTCGTCGTTGGTGGGGTTTTTCCGACGCATCGCGAGCCACTCGAGCACTTCGCGTTCCACAATCTTACGCATCCCTGGTCGCACCACGCTATTCACGTACTCCTTGGCGAGCTTTCGCTGCTTCACGTACTTGGACACGTTGACGTTGGGTTGTAAATTGACGTTCTTGATTGCACGCACGTTCACACCCTTGACCTTTTCCGCGACGTTCTCCACAACCTTTTTCGTCACCGCGCGATTCTTCAACCGTCGACGAATGAAATCTCGCGTATTCGCGTCGTACTTGTTCAGGTAGGCTTTCAATTTTCGTTCACGCGCGACGTCCTTCACGAGTCTGATCACTTCACCCTTGAACGGCACACCTTTTTTATTGGTTTTTAATTTTTTCATGCCATTCTTCACGAGGCGAGCGTCCGCGTTGACGTTGCGCCCAGTCTTGAATCCGTTGCCGTAGGCGTTTTTCAGCATCGCGCGCACGGCGTTATCGTCGATGCCGCGCTTTTTCAAGAGGGTGGTGTTGTTGTTCGCACGTTTTTTTCCGTTTTCAAGAAACGTGTTCAAATTCTTATCGAAGATGGCCTGGCATAGGTCCTTCTTTTTCCACGTCTTCTTTGAGAAGATGCCCATGGCTTTGGCGATTTTCTTGAGGTCGTCCGTGCTGTATTTTGAACACAGCTTGTCGTTCAAGAGGACGTTCGTGGTGTTTCTGAGTTTCTGAATGCGCGGCACGCGAACAGCCTTTGGTTCTTCGGGCGCGTTCGTCTCCTTCGACGGGGCAAACGTGGACGCGCGCGCGATGAGTCCGCGTTTGTCCATGCGTTCCACGAATTTGATCGCCACTGCGTAGGCGCGCTGAATCTCTTCCACGGACTTTTTGTGCAACGTGACGAAACCATTGAGAGTGATGCTGTCGATGATTTCTCCTTGGTACTTGATGTTTCGCACGTCCGCGACTTTCAACTCGGGTTCGAAAAAGTGGTTAATCTTGTTCGCATAGAGCGCGCGCGATAGGGTTGACGGACTCACCGTGCCTCGAATCTGGAACACACCATCGAGTGAGGCGTATTTCACGCGCAAGGCATCGGCGTCGCCGAGTTCGTACTTTTTCGCCAAGTATCTGGCCACGTACAGCGGCGTCTTGGGGTCGTTATCGACGCATCCACCCTGTAAGACCATCTTATCCTTGTACAGACGCGCGATGATCATCTTCCGGCCTTTGAAGACCACTCGAAACTCGACGAAACTCCACGACAGGTTTTTCAACTCACTCGCGTCGTAGTTTTGATGCGATTTAAAACCGTACACGTTCGTGTGCGTCACGCCTTTTTGAAACTGTCCATGGTATCCGGAAATCTCCTGGACATCGAAGTTCCCCTCTTTACGCGTGGGCTTCGTTTGACGCACGAACGCGAGCACGTCGGGACGGGTCAGAGGACCCACTTCAGCGATGAAGTTCGTGTAGCGCAGGGGGGATGTGAGCGATGGGGGCGCAGCCGTGGGCGCAGCCGTGGGCACAGCCGTGGGCACAGCCGTGGGCACAGCCGTCTCCACCTTTACGTTTGAGTTTTTAAGAAACGCCTTGAGTTGTGGTGGGGTCATTAATATATATGAAGATATTTTATTCAAAAACCAATTCTTCCTGAACGACGTCTAAACCATGGACAAACTTTTGATTGTTGTACACCCGTCCACGGTACGTGAGCGTTGCGGTGGTGACCGTGATGTCGCGCTGACTGAACGCGCCCGCGTAGCTGTCTTCGTTGAAACGAGGTTTGCCTAAGTTGTTCATCTGGCAATGCTGGTTGAACGCGGCCAAGAAGATGCTCTGAGGCACGAACAAGTCCTTGCCGAACTGCACGCTGCTGTCTTCTAGGAAGTGATGAATCGTGGACGTCATCTTCGCGACTTCCTTCTGGACGGATTTGAAATATTCAGGGACGACGTTCCAAATGTCCTTGTCGGAATAACGCGCCGAGTATTCGAGGTACGCGCGCACACACTTGAGAAGGATGGCTGGCAACTCTTCCTCCAACTTTTGGTCCAAATGTGGGTCCGCATCGCGCACTTGTCTGCGGAAGTTCCAGGGCAGGATGCGTCTCAGGACCGACCCCGAGTTGTCTTTCCACGACGGCACTTCGTTACCACCGAGAACCCCTGGGGTGGTCCACTGCATGCTGATGGCGTTCTGGTGCTTCACGGCGATGGAGACGTCTTCACCGGACACGAGGGACTGGAACTCGGCCTGCTCCAGGGAGAGGTCTCCCTTGACTTCGGGTGCGATGAACATGAACGAATCGTAGATGGAGGACAGACCGAACTTCTTCTCGATGTTGTTCGAAAGCGTGCGCACGTCGTTGCTTTCGTAAAACTTTCGAAACACCTTCGTGATGACGGTGGATTTCCCAGACCGCGCGATGCCCTTGAAGAAGGGGATGACTTGCCACCCGTCCAACTCACCGACGTCGAAGCACAGCCGACCACCCATGACGTACGCCCATCGAGACACGTCTTCGTCAAACTTTTGATAGTCAAAAATGCTCTGAAAATATGGTGTAGGAATGTCCCACCAATCCTCGACGTAATTGTAATCGTCGAAAAATTGGTCGAAGAACTTACAACTCACAAGGGTCGGGTCCAGTGAACGGAACTGCCTACTGTCGTACGGGTAGAATCGACACGCGTACTTTCCCTCCTTCGGTTGCCACTCCTTCCCGATGAACAGGCCATTCTTAAAACTCCACACGTGTCTATCTTTGATGATTTCCGGAAACTGTGAATCGATGCAGTTGGACAGGTAGTTGATGACTTCCCTCGCCGTGTTGCCACGAGACGTGATGTCCTTCCAAAAATCAAAGTTAACCTCCTTCTCCGCAAACTCGTACACGAACTCTGGAATGGGGCACACCTGTTTCCACGATCGCGTGTAGGCACCCTCTGAAATCCTCTGCACGTAGCACTCACCCTTGTAGCGACGCATGTGTTTCTTGTAGGTTTCGTCCAGACACGCCACGATGGCTCTCTGGAACGGGGTCATCTCCCCGAGACGGGTCTCATCCATCGGCGTCGCGTCGAAGTACTCCGGGTCCGAGTTCATCTTGTCTGGCATTTCCCGAGGATTCTTTATCCTCTGCATCGTGTTCAGGTGCAGGCGAACATTCTTAAAGGCTTCGGAAACCTGTTTTATGAGTCTACACACGCGTTCGCCCGCGGTGAGGTTCACGTTTTCGTTCTCCACGTAATCGGTCATATCCAACGCCTTGACTCGCGAACCAATGTTTTTCAGAACCTTGATTTCCCGGTCTCTTTTACCATCAACCGCTTTAATATCTATACTCGTTGGAAATCCACTCGCTCTTTCGGACGGATCGAAAAATTGATCGTATCCCAGGCGGACACACTTGGTCATCACATCTTTACCGGCAGTCTCACCGAGATACCAATTTTCTTCCATCAGTCCAAGGATGCGCAAAATTTGCTCACTCGAGAGAGTCACTATCTGATTTCTCAGGAGCTCCATCTCCGAAGCCCCTGTGTCGGGATCTCTCTCGATGTAATGCGTGGTGTTCATGGCAGCCGGTCTGAATAATTAATGCGGAGAATTTTTAAGTCAGTTTGCTCAAAATTTTAATGAGAATTTTATTTTGCATCTCGAGTTGGTCTCCGATGCGCAACAGGGCCGTGCACACGGTGTCGCCGTCTGGGGTGGCGAGGGTCGACGCCAGGACCTCAGCCGACCCTTCGCCCCCCTCGAAGTCTTCGATGTCAATGTCGATGTCCTCGTCGTCGTCAAAGTCTTCTTCTACGATTTCACCTTCTTCGATGTCGCTCATGGGTCAAGTGGTATACGTAGTGTGGAGAAAACACCAGACGCGTTTTACCGCGGAGCCCAGGCCAAAATTATTTTCTCTGCCTATAGTACAAACAACTCTCAAAATGGCTGGTGGTCTCATGCAGCTCGTCGCGTACGGTTCGCAAGATATTTACTTGACGGCGAACCCGAAGGTCACGTTCTTCCAAGCCGTGTACAAGCGCCACTCGAACTTCGCATCCGAAGTCATCGAGCAAACGGTCAACGGTAACCCGGCCGACAACGGTCGCGTCTCGATCACGATCGCCCGCAACGGTGATTTGGTCCAGGACATGTACCTCGAAATGAAGGCGAAGTCCGGCCTCAGCTCCTCCTCCAAGGGTGCCTCGGCCATCTACGCCGCGGAGCGTGCCATCAAGGACATCGAGGTGTCCATCGGTGGTCAGCGCATCGACCGCCACTTCCAAAAGTGGTGGCGTTTGTTCGACAACTTGTACCACACCGAAGCCAAGAAGGCTGACTACGCCAAGATGACGTCCAACACCCAAAACGGTGCCATCTACTTGCCGCTCATCTTCTGGTTCAACCGCCACCCGGGCTTGTCTTTGCCGCTCATCGCGCTTCAATACCACGAATGCCGCGTCGACGTCGACTTGAGCTCCGAGTTCTCCCACTACACTGACGGCAACACGCTCAAGTGCTGGGCCAACTACCACTTCCTCGACACCGAGGAACGCCGTCGCTTCGCGCAAAAGTCGCACGAATACCTCATCGAACAAGTGCAACACACTGGCACCGACTCCGTCAGCGCCACCAGCACGAAGCAAGTGCGCTTGTCCTTCAACCACCCGGTCAAGGAACTCCTCTTCGCGTTCGGCAACGGCTCCGTGTCCAACGCCTCCCTCTGGAACTTCACGTCCAACTTGGCGGAAACTGCGGTCGTCCTTGAATCCGACGTGCGCGCGCTCGGTGCCACCTCGAACATCTTCGTTCCGGTCACCTACGCCACCGGTGCCCCGCTCCTCGCGGTCGGCCAGGGCTACTCCGAATCCACGGTCTGCGAAGACGGTGCGGTCGCGGCGACTCGCGCCGTTGGTCCGTTGTCTGAGTTCAAGGTCATTCTCAACGGCCAAGACCGCATGAAGGCGCAATCGGGTAAGTACTTCAACCAAGTGCAACCGTACACCTACCACGCGGGCTCCCCGGTGCCGGGTGTGTACTCGTACTCTTTCGCGCTCAAGCCGGAAGAACACCAACCGTCCGGTACGTGCAACTTCTCGCGCATCGACAACGCTCAAGTGTCCGTGACGCTCAAGTCTGGTGCCACGCAATCCGAAACGATGCACCTCTTCGCGACGAACTACAACGTTCTCCGCGTGCAATCCGGTATGGGCGGTCTTGCGTTCTCTAACTAAGAAGCTTACTTCAGTACAAAAAAAACTTAA